TCGATTCACTAGGTCTATGTCATTATCTTCGTTGTATTCAAACCACTCGTCTAGTGCTACAATGCCATCTTTTTCCATCATCCCAGAGCTAGGGATGAAATCCATACCGCAGTCAGAGAAAGATTGGAATAAGTCTACGTTGTTTTCGTTTTCTCTGGCAAAATACCTAGAGTCACCAATTCTCTCGTGAGCTACTACGCCCATATCTTGCTCTATCTCTTTGAATAAGTCTGCGTAGCCCTTTACGTCGTGACCTATCTTCTTGGATGCCGGCCCATACTTCCACTTTGGATCTCCAAAGGTAGCCCATTCTCCGTAGCTATCCCTATCAGGCCACTCCTTTACGATGTATATGTAGCCTTGAGCGTCTACCGCAGCCCACAAAGATACGAAGTTTCTTGCGCCAGCAGGGTCAACTACTTGATAAATAGTATATTTTTGCCTGTTCCTAATGTCAGGCAACTTTTCACCGTATTTGTTGGGCTCTTCCGTAAGGACGTTTACGGTGGTGCTAAACTTCGGTAATAGGGCTGTGATGCTTCTTACAGGGTATCCATAGGCACGGACAAGGATCTGCTCCTCTGATCTGCCCCTTAGGTCTTTCTTAATACGCTCATAGCCACCAAAAGGGTTCTCGTCCGAATGCAGATAAACAATAGCAGCATCTCGATTTGGGCTATACTGCTTTACTGGTAGCCTTCTGTTGCTTAGCAACTCGGCTTGTCGAGTCTCCAGGGTCTCTGCTCCCTTAGCGTAATCGCCTATAAATGGGGTATATCCATCAATAGGAGTAAACCCAATAAGCATTGAGCTATCTCTGGTAGCAAGACGAAAGCGCAGGGTGTCAACCAAGGTTGCATCCCCCAGGTATTCATCGAGCCAAGCACCAACATTGAATCCAGTCGGCTTGGGAAAGCCAAACTCAAAACCCTCAAGTATGCTTTGGTTGTTACTAAATTGTGTATATGTTTTAAAATCAACACGGGTTCTGGTGTCAGGAAAGATGAAAGATTTGGCTGTAAAGCCATTTTGCATAGAATAATTAATGTATCCTTCGATACCCTTAGTCTTCTTTTTGAACTCCCTTGGCATCATTTCCCAGATTGCAGACTGTTGCACCTTAATAGAGGTGTCTTCATTCTGGCTAAAGCATACGATGTGTCCATCCATGCTCTCTGTAACCGCCTGCATTATTATCTTAGCGCAGCCGGTAGTTTTGCCAGATCTATTACCACCTAGGGCTAAGACCTCATTATAATTAGACATCCCCCATTTGATCCTGTTCCATCCATCTAGGTCAAAACCATGCTTTAAGGGCTCATTGGCAGCACTTACAATAGCTTCCTCGTGAGACTTATGCCACTTAAGCAGCTCCTCCGAGCCTTCTTTAGTCTCGGTAAGTCTTACAATCTCTTCGTCAGTTGGAGGACTGAGGAGAGGATGATGGGTGAAATCAATCATTTATAATGCTACCGACCCGGGCATAGCCAGCTATGTCTACCCAGTTATCACGCTTGTTGGCGTTCATCTGACGGGTAATCTTTAGTGCTACCATAGCTAATGCTACTTGGTTTGGCGTTATTTCCTTCTCAAAGATGACTGACCACATGGTTGATACTCGGTCGAACTCGACCTTGCAGTCACCGTATTCTTCGTTTCTTGCCCCCTTGGTTATCTCTAACGCTTCTTCTAGTATATCTTTGCTCATAGTTTTATTACGGAACCTCCATCGTCATCATCATCTTCGTCATCCCAGATTATGTCCATGTCGTCTGCACTGTCTTCAATAAGGTCTTTTGCTCTGTCTATGAGCATAATAGCAACCATCCAGTTGTTGTAGTCCCAGATAAGGTTGCCTTCCCTGTCTATTGCTATGACAGCATAGTTATCGAAATGCTCTGATAACCTGTTCTTTATGTAATTTAAAGACTTATTCCCCATCTTGTTCATCTATTATATCGGCTTTCTTGATCCTAGATAACACCTGTTCTCTTAGTTTCTGGGCATCCTCGATAGTAGCTACTTTGCGTTCCTCAGTTATAACCGTGGCATCGCCACGAGAGGTAGAGGCTTCTCTGTGTGCGTTTGTTAGGGCTATAGACAGATCCTTGAGATCCTTGAATGATGCCTCGATGTCACCTTCTTCTAGGCGTTTACGCAACTTACCTACTAAATCCTCAGTAAGAGAGCTGAGATTGACGTAGTTGCGACCCGATAGCTTACCCCCAAGCTCCCGGAACTTGCCCTTGTGGTCTGCGTAATCGACCAAAGTGTTGATAACTGTCTCCCGATCAAAGCCATGCTTCTTAACCATAGCTGTCTGAGATACGCCAGTGCCATACAGATAGAGGATATTAGCCACTTTTTCGGGGTCATACCTGCTCAAGCTCTTGATTTGTTGCGCTTCCTTATGATAGGCAACATCTTGTATAGCTGACTTGATCTCGGACACCAGGGCCTTCTTCTCTGGGGTAATGTTTTTTCTATTTTCCACTAAGGGAACACCTATACCATTTAATATATAAGTCAAGTTATAAACTAAATTAGACTCTGGTATGTTCCCATTTGGGAATATGGGGCTAGACACGCTATCAAGGGGCAATTTTTTCTGAGATGACGTAATATATTAATACAAACAATAGAAAAAAAAATAATGATCCCCTCCCCCGGGTCTTCTATGAGTCAAAATGCAGACTTTGAGTCGTCAAAGTGTGCTCGGCTGCAGTGCATGGCCCGAGGTTTTTGCCCTGCTATTTCCTGCTATTTTTCCGACTGATCGAGCTCTCAATTTTCCTAGGCGGAGTCAACATGTTCTCCCCGAGCATGAGCCCCATCTTAAGGGAGAGGAAAAGCCCTGACTTCCTCGAGCTCCTGAGCATCTCCTGAGCCCTTGTCCCATCTCCTCGACTCCTGAGCCTCCTGAGCATTTGAGAGCCCTTCTCGAGCTCCTGAGTCCTCCTGAGCATCTCCTTCTGAGATTATACTCAGTAAGTGCACTAGCTTGAGCTCCTGAGAGCCTCCTGAGAGCCTTTAAACTCCCGAGCCTTAGCTCTTACCTTAGGACACAAAAGAGCCCCGAGAATCACTCCTCAGGGCTCAGTGCTTGTTTAAACTCTCGAGAGCCTATCGTGCTTTCTTTTTCATAGTATAGTCGAGCATTCGTCGAGCTAGTTGAGAAGGAGCCTCGGAAATGAAGGAGCGTGCAAAGTGCTTGTCCATGTGATACCGCTTTGCCCTGATATCGGGCTCAGTAGATCCGACACAAACTCCGACAAGATCGACTCCCTGAGATCTCCAAAAGTTGGGGCACACTGCCTCGTCTACGATGTCTCCATCTGTTAAGATGAAGCATGAGTCCGAGCCCATGAGATCGAGCTTTGTCTTGTCGAGAGCTCCCTTAATCATTTCAGAGCCTCCGTTGGGGACGAGCCTTAGGAAGTCCTCAGGAGATGCCTTCGACATATTTGCAATGCACTGTCTCCCGAGCTCGTCTCCCTTAGTTAAAAAAGCCTTAAGATCGATGAGCCCTGAGTCCCTGAGCTTAGCAAAGCAGGAAGCAATTTGCCCGAGCCCTGAGCGGTAATCGCATCCCATCGAGCCTGACATATCGATAAGGAGATACACCTTCCTTTTCCCATCGCTAGGGACTGAAGATCTGAAGCAGTCAGCTAGTCCTTGCATGGCTCTCTTAACGTAAAGCTTGCCTCTCCTTCCTATCTCCTCGGGAGAGAGACGAGCCCTCTTAATGATAGGGAGCATCTGAGAGAATAAGCGATGAGACATAGACTGAGCTCCTGAGTCGACATAAGGATTAACTGCAAAGTGCTCGAGTCCTTCAGGGCTTCCTGACTTGTCCCTCTTAACGCTCCCTGACTTGTCCTCGTCTGTAGTGTCCTCAGGCTCTCCTGAGTCCTCGGAGCTCGAGCTTGTTTCCTCGTCTCCTGAGTCTCCTGAGTCCTCGTCGATCTCCTCCTCGGAAAAGGGAGAGTCTTCGGAGAAGCCTGAGTGTCCTTCAACTTCCTTCCCATAGATCTCGATCCACTCCTGAAGAAGCGCAAGCATGCCTTTCTCGTCGGAGTCCATGAGTAAACATGAGCGACTGTAGAATCTCGAGATGGTCGCTCGATGCCATTTGTAAGACTTACCTTTCAAGTCGAATTTGATCTTATCAGGAGCAGGAAAAAACCTCTCAACTTTCAATGTCTTAGCTCTCGAGACTCGAGCTCCTGAGTCTCTCATCTTAAGCTCGAGGAGAGCATTTGTCGGACAAGTGATTTCATCTCCGATCTTAATATATTTGCTCCAATAAAAGAGCCCGAGATCTTTGAAGTTATCCCAGAGCTTGAATTCTATTCTACAGTCCTCAAACAAGTTCCAAAGCCTGAAAGGGACTCCCTCTTTTTTCACTCGAGCGAAAAACTTTTTGTCTCTCGGAGAATAAAGAGCGTGTCCGATTTCGTGCCTGTAGACTTGCTTAATTGCCATGCTCAGGAGCTTTGGCTTTTTCCACACTTTCCCGAGCATCGACTCGATGCCTGCAAAAAATGTGATCTCGTTTGCCCGAGCCCTGAAGCTCCAACAAGCAGTCCCTGAGCCCTCTTCGATCTTAGTCCGAAAGGACTCTCCGAGAAGCACTCGAGCCCGATACAAGATGCCTCCTTTTCGAGCCTTAGTCGTTCTCCCTGAGACTGAGCGATGAGCACTCCTGACTGCTATATTTAATGTGATGTATGCTTTAGATGTTTTCATATTAAATGAGCCCTTTCACTGATTTGAGAAAACGATCGAGGACAGAAGCATGAGAGGAGATTGAGTCTTTAGAAGTGTCTCCCAGATCCATGTCCCATGAGTTGCAATGATCAGGAGTAAGAGCTTGTAACTCTCCTGCTATTGATGAGAGCCCTGAGCCTCCTGCAATGATCGCTTGTTCGAGACATCGAAAATCCCAACCTTCAAAAAGAGAGCCCTTCTTTACGAGCTCTCGAGTCGATGCCATCGCTTTCGCATAAGCCTCGGAGAAATCATAGAGCGATGCGGTCTCAGGAGCTCCGTATGAGAGAATAATGCTCTTTGCGATGCTCTTTGCCATGCCTTCAGTAAACTCGATTCGATGCTTTCTAAAGCGACTCCAAAAAGCTCGAACGGGAGCCTCCGCAGTTAAATTTGCTCCTGTTATAATGTGGAGAAACTTTGCCTTGCATGTTATCACTTCGAGCACTCCCGAGGAGCTCTTTTTTGTAGTAAGTCGATAGTGCAACTCACCGTCTTTTTTCACTCCCGTTAGGAAAGTCAGGAGGAAAGCCTGAGTGTCCTCTCTCCACCTCAAGCACTCGTCAAAAAAGAGGAGAGTCGACTTGCCCTCTCCTGCTTCTCGGACTGCTTGAGTAAGCACTCCGTCGACATTGAGAAAGCCTCCCTTATCATTGTCAGGAGTCGCTCCTCCGATGAGAGTATCGAGCTCATCAATTGACTTCGAGCAATTGTGCTCGAGGAAAAGATCGTATTCTCCTGCTAAGCATCGGACGGCATGAGACTTCCCGAAAGATGGAGGACTCAGGAGCATAAGTTTCGTCTCATTTTCCTCTCCTGCTTTATAATATTTTAAGCACTCGGAAACGATGGGATTTCCTGATCGGGCTCCTGCAATTGTTTTTAGTCTTTTAGAGACAGTCGGAGATTTGAGAGCCTCCCTCATAAACTCCTCTACATCGTTTACTCGACTGGAGACTTTCTCGAGAGCCCTTTCGATCTCCTTCTTAATCTCCTCCATATCATAAGAAGAGGGAGAGCTCTTTTCCTTCTCCTCTCCGAGAGCCTCCTCGATCCACTCGAGGCACTCCTCTCTCTTAAGGACTCGAGTCTCCGAGCTTTTCATGCCTTTGATTTTACCGTCTCTTATTAAGAGCCTCAGGAAAGCCCTGAGCTCGTCCGCATTCATATCTTTAATTGCTTTGTCCATTTGATTTTTTGATTTGGTTTTTATTGATTTGAAGGACTCCGAGAAGTCGGAGCCCGAGCTTAGTATGTATAAATAGCAGGAAAGGACAAGCTCCATTTTTTAGGCTCCCGAGCTCCCTGCTATTTTCGAGCCCTGCTATTTTTCGACCCGACCCGATCTCGCCTGGTGTCCTGGTCCGGGCTCCCTGGTCCTGGTGTCCTGGTAGCCTGCTATTTCCTGCTATCTGCCCCCGTGTGTGGCAGTTCAACGTCGTAACGGGCAGTTGACCGGGTAATTCCCTGGTAAAAATCCTGGCCCAGGTTGCTGCCGCAGCCGCAGCCCGCCTGCTATTTCCTGCTATTTCATGCTGCCGGATCTTTAGGCGGTTTACCGGGTAATTTATAGGCGGTTTATTGAGCTGCAATGTATCCATTTTTATAAATGAATACATCTTTTTGGCAGCTTACCTGGCGGCTTACCGGGTAATTTATATTGACATATGTTAAATAGCAGGCATAAAACAAGAAATGAGCAGCAAAAAATTCTATTTTGACCAGGCGGTTGCACAAAATTGTGGCCTAAAAGAAGCCGTGCTATACGAATATATTAGATTCTGGTGTGAAAAGAACAAGAAAGCAGGGCGGAACTACAATGATGGACACCATTGGACTTACGGCAGTGCCAATACCTTGGCGGATCAATTCCCTTTTTTCACACCTAAACAAATTTGGCTAGGGGTTCGATCTTTGGAGAGAAATGGCTATATAGTTACTGGGCGGTTTAATAAAAAAAATTACGACAGAACTAAATGGTATCGTATCTCAGACAAAAAGCTTGTTCCCTAATGGGAAGACCTATACCATTTAATATATAATAATAATTATATAAAGTCTTATACTTTACATTAACTAATACTATACTAACTAATATACCAATGCACATATACGATTACTCAAACAAAGAAGAACCTAAATTATCAGAGATTCAATCAGTTACCAAAATCAGAGAAAGTAACTGGATGTATCCAAGTGTTACTACAATACTTGGAATCATTCCAAATACGTTTATAGATATTTGGAAAGTTAAACGAGCAATAGAACTCAAAGGAAATAATCCAGAGTTAGATT